ATTTCACACAACAATCTTCAGCCCATGCGTCGAGACGCGCATCGGTAATAAATTAATGTCTTACTTTTAATTCATTTCTTAACGGTTTGATGCCCCTAAGCATTATTTTTCTATATTTATTGTGTATAGTATTGGTTATCCTGTTTCTCTGTATGAGAGATATGTATTATCGATATCTATTTTGTAAACATATTTTGCCAATTTTTACTCCACAAGCCGACGAATACAAGTCTGCCTGTGCGAAGAAGTTCGCAAAAAATGTTGAAGCCAAGAAGCGCGAGCTCGAAAAGCGCGCTCTTGCAACTATGTCCAAAAAAGAAAAACGCAAATACGCCAATCTACAGCGAAAATTCAAGCCCCAAACTGGCTTTCTTTCTCCTCTATATAAACGGATGCATTCACACGTGGCTGCAAAAGTTTCAGATCAGATGTTAAGCAAGATTGAGGATCTTGTCGCTTTATGGTTAGCGTTAGCAGATTGTGTTTCTAAACGCCAATTTATCAGCATTTCAGTTATGCACGCCAAAACCTATTGTTCCAAATCTCTAGTTGGCCACATTACAGTTATTGCTGACGATTTGTTTAAAGATTATACCCCTCAGGGTTCCACCCCTGAATGGTTGAGTCTTATGACAACTGGTTTGTCGAATTGGAAACTCGTCTGTTGCAATCCTGGTTTTAAGAAAGTATCCCGAGTGTTATCTATGATGGTAACCTTGGGCATATTTACTAAAGACCTTTCATGTAACATTCATGGAGTTGAAGTATTTGCCGTCGGAGCGATGGAAAAACAGTTAACAGCGGTTGATTTAATTGATGCCATTGTTGAAACTGTTGTTTTCTTCGCTGAAGGCGCTTATAAATGCTTTGAAGAAGGATCCTTCAATCCTTTATTATACTCCACCACCGCTATTGCTAAAACTGAAGCTCGCTATGTCGAGATGCTCTCCCTGTGGGAGTACGCTCGAAATGGTAACCTTAGCCGTTTTACAAAAATATCCGAAGCTGAATTTGATGCTGAGCTAGCCATGCTCGTGCAAGATTTAGAGGATATGTACAAACAAGCTACTCCAGGTATTGAGAAGAAAGTTCTTTGCGATCGTTGGCGCGATATGGCAAAGATTCAAACAGAGTTTGAGTCGTCTCGCGTTCGTGGTGGCCTACGTATGGCTCCATGGTGTTTTAAAGTTTTTGGTGAATCTTCTGTCGGAAAATCGACTTTCACGGATGTCATTATGGCCTCCATTTTGAAAGCGAATAAATTTCCTTCTGAAGATAAATTCACTATTACTTTAAATCCTGATGACAAACATATGTCCAATATGAGATCCTACATCACCGGTATCAAAATCGATGATTACGGAAATTCTAAATTGGATTTTGTAGATATTGCTCCTTCCGATTGGTTGGTGCAGATCTGTAATAACATAAAGCGATATGCTATTATGGCAGATTTAGCAAATAAAGGTAAGGTTTCTATTGAGCCTGCCTGTGTTTCTATAACTACAAATGTTGAAGATTTATTAGCCCATCAGGTTTCAAACGAACCCGTATCTATAGGTCGTCGTGCACATGTGCACATCGACTTAAAAGTACGGCCTGAGTTTCGTGGAACAAACGAAGATGGTACAATGAATCACATGTTGGATTCTGATAAAGTATTCGAGAAGTATGGAGATTCTTGCGATATCCAAGACATTTGGTTGGTAACGGTACGTGTACTGCGTATCATTCCATCAGGTGTTCAGGGTAAGCGAGTTGCTCCTACTTTCGAATTTGAAGACATGCCAGGCATGACAAATGTCTCTATTTTCCAATTTCTTGAGTTTGCTCTAGCAAAGTCTAAAAAGCATTACGCTGTACAAGACGCTATTGTTAAGCAACAAACTAATTTGGGAGAAAAGATTCCATGGTGTGAAGAATGTAATAAACCATCTCAAGTGTGTGGCTGTAAAAAGTCAGACACCGAGGATGAAGTTGCATTTGAACCACATTTTGGTATTGCTCTGGCACATACATTGAAAACATATTCTGATAAATG